CCGTATCAGCAGACCCAATCGACAACGTAAGAAGACTAGCATCAGAAAAGAAAGCTAAAGAGCTTGGCATTAAGATTGAAGAAAAACAAGAGGCTGTATCTGCAAACAAAGACAACCAAATCATCATCTCCGGTACAGCCTACTACGACTTCAACCATTTTGCCGAGTACTGGAAAAAGTGGAAGTCAATAATTAAGAGCCAAGGTAGACTATCTAGACTCAGAGAAGTCTTTAATGGAGAAGATCCGCCCCCAGACTTTGACTGGACACAATATTCCATAATACGGATACCATACGAACTCCTACCAGAAGGGTTTATGGATGCATCTCAAGTTGCTAGATCTAAGGCTACAGTACATACAGGCATTTACCAAATGGAATTTGGAGCATGCTTTACTAGAGACTCACAGGGTTTCTTTAAGAGATCGCTGATAGAATCCTGCGTTATCACTAAAGACAACATAATAAAAGATCACAAAGGGGAAGAAATAAACTTTGAGGCAGTCCTCATAGGAGACCCAAAGAAGAGGTATGTATTTGGTGTTGACCCCGCATCTGAAGTCGATAACTTTAGCATAGTCGTTTTAGAGTTATGCGGCAACCACAGGAAGATAGTTCACTGCTGGACTACCACCAGATCAGAACACAGAGAAAAAGTCAAGAAAGGTTATTCTGCCGAGACTGACTTCTATGCATATTGCGCTAGGAAAATCAGAGACCTAATGAGACAATTCCCTTGTATACATATAGCCATGGATGCTCAGGGTGGCGGTATAGCTGTCATGGAATCCCTACACGACAAAGACAAAATAAAAGAGGGCGAGATAGCAATATGGCCAGTAATTGACGAAGATAAACCAAAAGACACTGACGACGAAAGAGGGCTGCATATATTAGAGATGTGCCAGTTTGCCAAGTATGACTGGCTAGCGGAATCTAATCACAGCCTAAGAAAAGACTTTGAGGATAAAGTTTTAATATTTCCATTCTTCGACTCAATTACTCTTGGTTTATCAAATTCAGAAGATGCTCTTAAAAACAGAATGTTCGACACCCTAGAAGATTGCGTTATGGATATTGAAGAACTAAAGGATGAGTTAGCAATGATTCAGATGACACAAACGCCAAGCGGTAGAGATAAATGGGATACTCCTGAAGTTATTACCGGCCCCGGTAAAAAAAGCAAGATGAGAAAAGATAGGTACTCCGCACTGCTAATGGCTAACATGGCCGGTAGAATCATCCAGAGAACCCCCACCCCAGAAGAGTACGGCTTCTATGGAGGCTTTGCTTATGCCGGAGGTGAAAACTATGCCAAAGACAAAAAAACGCAAAACAAAAATATGTACTCAGGCCCGAGCTGGTTCGTTGACAACATCAATGACGTGTACTAATTTGTGTATAATCTAATAACAATCCAATTACATTCCAAATGCTCAGTATGGTGATAAAAAATGACTGAAAATAATGACTTCATAACTTGGTCCGATGGCGATGAAAGAGGTAAGGCGGAAGCCTTTTCTCAGTTTTCAGATGTGAGTGATGCATACTCAGGGATTGGTAAAAGCCACGCATCCCACAGGGACTTTACAGACATTGAAACAAATATATCTGTCAGGAGCGGCTTTGGGTATCCAGACTACTACGCCTTCAGATCACACGAACAGATTCCACAGAGACAGAAGCGTATCATCAAGATGTGCATGAACGCCTACGATAAAGTCGGGATTATCAGAAATGTAATAGACCTAATGGGAGACTTTGGACAGCAAGGAATCAACCTAGTACACCAGAACAAAAGTGTAGAAAAGTTCTACCGTAACTGGTTTAAGAAAGTCAACGGCAAGGAGAGGTCTGAGAGATTTCTTAACATATTATACAGGACAGGTAATGTTATAATTTATAAGTCATTTGCAAACATGACTCCTGAACTAATCAAGTTCATGAAGACTGTAGCAAACGATATCAAAGTCGAGACTCCAGACATCGAAAACAATGTTATCCCTTGGAGATACAACTTCTTCAACCCAATGAGCGTCAACCTAAAAGATGGTGGTTTATCTCTATTCCTTGGCAAGAAAAACCTAACCATATCTTCATCAAGTCTGCTAGACAAATTCAAAGACAATAGCATTCCCCCACATGTACTAGACACGCTACCTCCAAAGATAAAGCGGAGTATCGAGAGGGGCGAGAAAGAAATCCCATTAGACCCAGATAGGGTCTCCACGTTTTATTACAAGAAAGACGACTGGAGTCAGTGGGCGAATCCCATGATCTACGCTATACTTGACGACGTTATGATGCTTGAGAAAATGAGGCTAGCAGATTTGTCAGCATTAGACGGCGCTATCTCCAATATAAGACTATGGACTATTGGTAACTTAGACCATAAGATTCTCCCTAATAAATCGGCAATCAATAAGCTTAGAGAGATACTTTCTAATAATGTTGGGGGCGGTACGATGGAACTTGTTTGGGGGCCTGAACTTAGCTTTACTGAATCGAGCAGTGACGTTTATAAGTTTCTAGGTTCTGAAAAATATCAAGCAGTTCTAAATAGTATATATGCTGGACTTGGAGTTCCTCCTACGCTCACAGGTATGGCCGGTCAAAGCGGAGGTTTTACTAATAACTTTATATCTCTCAAGACCTTAGTGGAAAGACTACAGTATGGAAGAGATATGCTTATCAAGTTCTGGCAACATGAGGTTGAGCTTGTTAGAAGAGCCATGGGCTTTAGATACCCTGCTCAAATCCACTTTGATCAAATGTCACTATCAGACGAGGCTGCTGAAAAGAATCTTCTAATACAATTAGCAGACAGGGACATCATCAGTCACGAAACAGTACTCGAAAGATTTAAGGAAATACCAACAATCGAAAAGATTAGACTTAAAAGAGAACTACAGGACAGAGAAAGAGAAAGCTCCCCAGACAAGGCTGGACCATTCCACAACGCCCAGCATCAAAATGATTTGGAAAAGATTGCACTACAACAAGGTGTAGTAACTCCAGAAGACGTTGGTCTTGAGAGCAGTCTCGACTCAAAGGATATGATAGATAGGAAGTTTCCCAAGCCTCAACCGGCTGGGCCAAGCGGACCATCAGGGCCTCCAAAGAAAAAGAAATCAGAGAAGCCAGACGGTGGAAGGCCTAGGTTTTCAACAGACAAAGACCCTCGAAAGAAGAGGGTTGACAAGCCTAGATCTAAACCCGGCCTTGCTGAACTGATTGCATGGAGTCAAAACTCGTTAGGCGAGATCTCAGATATCGTAAACGAGGCGTTCCTGAGCGTCAAAGGAAAGAAGAACCTAAGACAGCTAACTAAGTCTGACGTAGCTGAATTAGAAAACCTAAAGCTTGACGTGCTTACAAATTCCGACGTTAACTCTGAGATAACGCCTGACATTGTATACCAAAGTATGGCAAGCAACCTACGAATGCCCCAAGACTTCAAGGAATTACTTGAGATCTCAGGCGTGAATACGGACAATATGAGCATTGATTCCTACAGACAACACGTCATAGGAGTGTTTGTGGAATACAAACTAAGTAGGTGAAAATCCGTAGTTTACAATAATTTAAACAAGTTGTGTATATATTTTTAGAGGTTTCCCATGAGCGAAATAAACATATACAAGCAAGAAATGGCCGATGGTCTTTCTGAGGCCATCGCTGCACAGAATTCAATTGCGTACTGTTCGCCAGCCACGATCTCGAAAGAGGAACGTGTCGATTCAGAACTACCTAATATATCAAGCCCGGACATAGACAAGCTTCTAGCTAATAGCAACCCGGACCAGATAGATTTGTATTATCTAGAGTCAGTTCTGGTTTCAACTGGATGGAACAAGAATGATGATGTATTTCAGCCCGGAATTACTTGGGCGGCTAGAACTACACCAGAAGATAAACAATTTAACTTTATGCACGACGAGAACGATATCATCGGGCATATAACGAGTAGTTACGTTATTGATAGAAACGGAAACAAAGTATCGGCTGATGCCGAGTGCCCAGAAAGCTTTGATATTATTACCGAAGCGGTTTTATATAATAGCTGGACGGGACCAGAGAATAGAGAAAGGATGCAGCAAATAATTGCTGAAATAGAGGACGGGAAATGGTTCGTATCCATGGAGTGCCTTTTTGCAGGTTTTGATTATGCCCTTGTTGACCCCAAAGGGGAATCAAAATTACTAGAGAGAAACGAGTCATCGGCGTTTCTTACTAAGCATCTAAGGTCTTACGGAGGAACCGGAGAGTACGAAGGATACAAAATAGGTAGAGCTTTACGGAATATTTCTTTTTCTGGGAAAGGTTTAGTTTCTAAGCCAGCAAACCCAAGAAGCATTATTCTTAACTCCAGTAAAGCATTCCTAGTAGATGATGAGAATAAACTTACTGAGTTTTCAATAGGAGACAAAGAAATGTCCGACAATCAGAATCTGTTAGAGAAGCAGGTTGCCGACCTTCAGGCTGAGCTTAAAGCTGCTATAGCTCAAAACGAAGCCATGAAGAAAGATATCGAAGAAGCAAAAGATAAAGAATTTGCATCTACGATCCAAGCTTTTGAAGGCGATATCGCTGACAAGGCTGAGGCTATCACTGCTCTTGAAGAAGCTTCGCAAGCTTCACAAACAAAGATCGCTGAGCTGGAAGAAGCTCTAGCACAAAAAGACGAAGAATTAGCAGAAGCTCACAAAACCCTAGAAGACTGGAAACAAAAAGAACGTCAACAAAAACGTTTGGCCAGCCTTGTAGACGCAGGTTTTGATGCAGAAGAAGCTGAAGAATCTCTTGCTCTTTACGATGCTCTTGAAGACGAAGCATTTGATGCTATCGTTGCCAAGTGGTACGACAAGAAAAAGAAAAAGGAAGACGAAGAAAAGAAGGATGCTGAAGCAGAAGCAGAAGTGGAAGTGGAAGCAGAAGCATCTGAAACTTCAGAAGCTGATGAATCAGAAGAAGCTGAAGCTACGGAAGAAATGTTTGACGAAGTAGAATCTTCAGAAGCAACACTAGTTGAAGCCGAGGAAGATGACCTACAAGACACCAGAGCTAGTCTAGCTGAGTGGCTTTCCGAAAACGTTTTGAGAACAAACACTAAGTAAAACTCTATAAAGGAGATCTAAAAATGGCTCTTAAAGCAGATAGAAATGAACTCCAGACTGACATTAGCTTCTTCTACGATGCCGACGTTGCAACTCGTGGTGGGGTAGTTTGTCATGATGGTACCACCGCATCTGGTGCAGCTATGGACCAAGGTGTGAACAAAGTTCGCTACCAAGCGACAGTCACTACATCCCACGTTCCAGTGGGCATCTTGCTTAATGATGTAGTTAACAAAGACTTAACAAGAACCCACCTAAACCACTTCAAAGATGAAGTTCAGCTAGGTGGAAAAGTTACAGTTCTCCGTAAGGGTTGGGTTGTAACCAATATGCTTTCCGGCACACCTGTTGCTGGTAATGTAGCATTTGTTACTGACAACGGTAACATCGCCGCTGCATCTAATATTGGTGCATCTGGTAGCCTTGCTATTGGACGATTCTTGACCGGTAAGGACGAGGATGGTTACGCAAAGGTTGAAGTGAACCTACCTAACTTCGGACAAGATTCCTAAGCCAACCTAAATAAAGGAGATCAAATAATGACTACTTTTAATAGACCTAGCGAAGATCATCTTGCCCTGCTTCGCAAAACAGGAGATACCGACGTTAATGTCGCAGTTGCCGCTCAGCGGGAATTTGCTAAAGCGTTGGAGCTTCCATTAAGAAAGGGCGTACTTGTTGGTAATATCCTTGGCGACATTTTTGAAACCATTAATGTTGAACCGGGAAGTACCACTGAATTTCCGTTAGACCTGATTTCTCCGGGTATGGAAGGCGACCATGTTGCTTACACCAACCCCGGACACGGTAGAATTCCAGAACGAGCAGTCGAGAGTGACTACGTGACTATTCCTACGTATAGCATCACGTCCTCAATCGACTACCTCTTGCGATACGCTAGAGAAGCTCGCTGGGATATCGTATCACGAGCTATGCAAGTGATGGAAGCTGGATTCGTCAAGAAAATGAATGACGATGGCTGGCACACACTTCTTGCTGCTGGTGTTGACCGTAACATCTTGGTCTACGATGGCGATGCAACTGCCGGTATGTTTACGAAGAGACTTGTCTCTTTGATGCAGACTGTCATGCGTCGTAACTCTGGCGGTAACAGTGCTTCAGTTGGCCGTGGTCGTCTAACTGACTTGTACGTTAGCCCAGAAGCTCTTGAAGATGTTCGTAACTGGG